TCCTCGTATATAGAGAGTTATATTTGTCAAAGCACACCTCCAGAGATTTGGGGGCCGCAATTATAGAGGCGGAAAAGGGCGAAGAAATCGCCTACGGGGTTTTAGACAGTTCCTGTTGGCATCAGAGAGGTCAATTGGGCCCGAGTATTGCTGAAGAAATGATAAACATGGGCGTTAGGTGGAGGCCCAGCGACCGAACCAAAGGTTCGCGTGTTGCGGGCCGAAACAGGTTGCATGAGCTTTTAAAGTACAACGAAGACACTCAAATGTCTGGCATAATGTTTTTTGATACATGCCGACAGATAATCGCGGATCTTCCGGTCATTCCGAATGATCCAAAGGGCGGTGACGATATCGATGTCCGGTATAAATCTGACCACACATTTGATTCAATTAGATACGGAATAATGACCAGACCTCGCGCTATATCAATTTTTGAAGAGTGGGGGAATAAACCAGACACAGGCTGGAAACCGGCTAGTGCGAACTTTGGGTATTAGATATGGCGATAATGGATAAACCTACACAACAAGAGCTAGATTCGATTGAGATGGATATCCAATCCCCTGCTCACCTAGAAGAAGGGTCAGACGTTGCCCAAGAAAACGCGGAAATGTCTGGGGTTATTGGATGGGTAAACAGCCGATTTAACAAAGCTAATGACGCCCGCCAAACAGACGAAGAGCGGTGGCTACGATCCTATCGAAACTACCGAGGTTTATACGGCCCAGAAGTTCAGTTTACCGACACAGAAAAAAGCAAAGCCTTTATCAAAATAACAAAAACTAAAGTTTTAGCGTCTTACAACCAAATCGTAGACGTACTTTTTGCCGGAGGGAAGTTTCCTGTAGGCGTTGAGGCTCCTTTTACCGGAGTCGGGGATGTTGCAGACGCGGTTCATTTTGAAGGTTCTGCCGACCCAGAAGTTCTTGCAAAGCCGAAATCGCGGCCGAAAGGTCAAGCTAACAGCACAAGAAAAGATCTAATTGACCGAGTAGGCCCACTTCAAAGTGAGCTAGAGCGTGTACAAGACGATTTAGTAGACGGTGTTGGTCTTTCTCCTACCGCACTTACTTTTGAGCCCATTAAGAAAGCGGCCCAAAAGATGGAGAGAATGATTTACGACCAGCTTGAAGAGTGTGAGGCTAGTAAGCATCTCCGCAGTGTTGCGTTTGAGATGAGCCTATTTGGAACGGGCGTAATCAAAGGGCCATTTGCCCACGATAAAGAGTACCCAAGGTGGAATGAGACAGGGGAGTATGACCCAGAGTTTCGCGTAGTTCCAAAAGTAGAGCATGTATCGATCTGGGATTTTTATCCTGATCCAGACGCTCGTACTATGAATGATGCAGAATTTACTATTCAGCGACACCGCATGAATAGAAGCCAATTACGTCAGCTAAAACATCGACCACATTTTAGAGAAGAATCGATAGAGTTAGCGATTGAAATTGGCGAAGATTACGAGAAGGAATACTGGGAAAGCGCCCTAGAGGATAACTCCAGTGTCGGCGGGGATGTTGATAGGTTTAAGGTTCTTGAATACTGGGGTGTAATTGACTCCCAGATTGCTGAAGAAGCCGATATCGACATTCCGGAGCAATACCAAGATAGAGATCAAATACAAATCAACGCATGGATTTGTAATGGTCAGATTTTACGTCTGGTGTTAAATCCTTTCAGCCCTTCTCGCATACCATACTGCGCTGTCCCATATGAAGTTAACCCATATTCATTCTTTGGTGTGGGCTTGGCTGAGAACATGGAAGACACGCAAGAAATTATGAATGGCTTTATGCGAATGGCCGTAGATAATGCCGCCTTGTCATCTAACCTATTGATTGAAATAGATGAAACCAATTTAGTCCCAGGCCAGAACCTTTCTATACACCCTGGCAAAGTATTTAGACGGCAGTCTGGAGCCCCAGGCCAAGCCATCTTCGGAACCAAGTTTCCAAACGTCACTAACGAGTGTTTAATGATGTTTGATAAGGCTCGACAGCTTTCGGATGAGTCCACAGGAATGCCAAGCTACGCCCACGGCATGACCGGCGTACAGGGGGTGGGTAGAACCGCGTCCGGTATGTCCATGCTGTTATCGGCCGCAAGTCAGAATATTAAAGCCGTTGTGCGTAATATTGATGACTATCTTTTGACCCCTGTAGGCAAAAGCTTATTTGCCTTCAATATGCAATTTAACTTTGATGCAGAGATGTCTAAGGGCGCTCTCAATGTCGTTGCTAGGGGCACTGAAAGCCTGATGCGTAATGAAGTCAGAAGCCAGCGTTTGCTATCCTTTATGAACCAGACAGCCAATCCAATGATGGCTCCGTTTGTTAAGTACGATTATATTTTGCGGGAGCTTAGTGCTTCTATGGATCTGGACGAAGATAAGATTCTTAACGATCCACGGGAAGCCGCGATACAGGCGAAGATGATGGCTGATATTGCCGCCATGATGCCCCAAGAAGCGCCCCCACAACAGCAACCGGCCCCCCCAGATCCGACAGGAACAGGCGGAGGTCAGATAGCTCCAGGTAATGCCCCACCTCCGGAAACGGCAGGGAATACTAATGGTCAGAATGCAGAGGCGGCTCCAACGCCACCCCCAGATCAAGCGGTCTAAGTAATGGATAAGAAATTAGCAAAAGAGATACTGCCGCTAGTTAATGACCCAGATCATTACGCTCTTCTTAATAAGTATGTGGCTGGGCGCATTGAGACATTGCGTGGGTATCTAGAAAAGACCCCAGACCACTCAAAGATTACAGCCATCCAAGGGCAGATTGCAGAGCTAAGAACTTTTCAAACATTAAGAGAGCAAGCCATTGAGATGGCTCGTAACAATTAAGAGGGCATTTACATGACCAAGAAAAAAGACACCCCAGAAAGCGAAGACCTCCGAGTTGAAGAGGACGTTGAGGCGGCGCTGGATGCAGAAGTAGAACAGGACGAAGAGGAAGAAACCGGCCCACAAACGCTGTATCATGGTGGAATGGCGTCAGATATGTGCCCCACATGCGGCGAAGGCCCCTGCGAGAGCGTAGGGCTAATGGGAGATTGTTCGTCTACAGGTATCACAGTGGGCTCAGATCCTGTCTCTGGTAACCCTGTTCCCGCTGGATCAAGCCCTGCGGAAGTCCGTGACGATATTCCGGCCCTACTAAGTGAGGGGGAGTATGTAATACCGGCAGATGTTGTTCGTTATCACGGCTTAAAGACATTCCAAGCCCTTCGCATGGAAGCAAAAATGGGCCTTATGAGCATGGCTTTTGAAGGCCAGATTCAATCCTACGACCCCGAGGAAGAGCCAGAGGACTACGAAACTGAAGAAGGTAATGTAGTCGAGGAAGCCTCAGTAGAGACTGATATCGAAACTATGGATGACAAAGAGACTACGATTAAGAAGCAAGCCTCAGAGATGTCCTACAAACCCAAAATGACTGTTGCTTTGATTAAGTAAAATAATTGCGAGGACGGGCTACCCGCAAACCTTTGGCACTTTCGCCAAACTACTTTGAGGCCCCCTAGAGGAGAACTATATGGCTAAATATGAAGGCCAATACCGAGATAGTCTTGATGAATCAGAAATGGTTCAGCAGGATTTACCCCAAACCGCAGAGGGCGATAAGCCTTTTGAAGAAACGTCATTTAAAAAACGCTACGGAGATCTGCGTAGACACATGCAGTCCCAGATGTCCGGCAAAGATAAGGAAATACAAGAACTTCGTTCACATCTAAGCCAAGCAACCCAGAAACAAATCAAGTTTCCTAAAAGTGACTCTGAAGTTGCTGAGTGGGTTAAGAAATACCCCGATGTTGCAAAGATTATTGACAGCATTGCCCAGCGCCGAGTTATCGAAGGTCAGAGAACTCTGGAAAGACGCCACGGAGATCGTGTCACTGCTATCGAATCTAGGCTCACTAAGGAGACTGCCGAAAAAGAGCTAAAAGCTCTGCACCCCGATTTTGATCAAATTAGGACTGACTCTAAATTCCATGATTGGGTAGCACTTCAGCCGTCTAATATCGCTGACGCACTGTATAAGAACAATACAGATGCCAAGGCCGCCGCGAGAGCTATAGATCTCTATAAGGCGGATGCGGGTATTAAGACTCGCCGGAAAGCTAATAACGCCTCTGCCGCACAGGCTGTAGGTAGGACTTCGGCCTCTGCCCCAAACTCCAGAAATTCAAGGTTTTCTGAGTCACAGGTAGAGAAGATGTCAGCCGTTGAATATGAGAGAAGTGAAGATGCTATTCAGAAGTCTATTCGAGAAGGAACTTTCGAGTATGACTTATCTGGTGGCGCAAGATAACACTTGTAAGAGACATAACTATCGTGTTATAACAACACCAAATATGTTATGAACTAACACAGTTCGTAAATGCCGCAAAGCCGCATATTTTGCCTACCTTTGCAATTATTCAGAAGAACAGTTTAAGTTACCTGTCCTATTGGCCCTTGGATCAATAAGGAAGCCCATAGTTTCGACTATGTGCTTGTTTATAAAGAGAAAAGTTACCCAGTAGTTATTCAGCCCTTAGCACCTTGGTTCGTTCTGTTTTGTACCAACCTCTTTGAGGTTTTTCACACAACTTAACTTAATAAGGAGGCCATTCATGGCTTTTAATAGCGCAAGCGGTCACAATAACTTACCAAATGGTAACTTTTCGGCCGTACTTTATAGCAAACGTGTTCAAAAGGAATTTCGCAAGAGCAGTGTCTGCGAAGATATTACTAACACCGATTATTTGGGCGAGATTAGCTCATTTGGAGACAGTGTTAAGATTATCAAAGAGCCAGAAATCACTGTTTCAACTTACGCTCGGGGAACTCAAGTAGCCGCTCAAGATTTGAGTGATGCAGATTTCTCGCTCGTAATTGATCAAGCCAACTACTTTATGTTCAAGATGGATGACATCGAAACTGCCCACTCCCATGTAAATTTCATGGATTTGGCAACGGATCGTGCGGCATACAAGCTACGCGATACTTTTGATGCTGAAGTACTTGGTTACTTGTCGGGTTGGGAGCTTAATGGTTCCAATGTTTGGGTACGCCGTAGCGCCGTAAATGGCACGAAAGCAGACTCAGGCGCAGGAAACGATGAGCTTTTAGCGGCAAACGCTTTGTCAATCCTCGACTTTGGTGGATCTGATTTAGGTGTTGACGCTGAAGCTACTTCTATCCCAGTTGCGGCTGGTGGTGGTGCTGGCGGCATTACTTCTCCATTGGCTATTCTTAACCGAATGGCTCGTAAGATGGACGAAGCTAATGTTGATACAGCGGATCGTTGGTTTGTAGCAGATCCAGTTTTCTACGAAATGCTCATGGACGAAAATTCCAAGTTCGTTTCGGCTGACTTTGGTGGTGGTGAAGAAATTCGCAACGGCCGCGTTGGTGAAGGCTTGATCCGAGGCTTTAAAGTCTACAAGTCAAATAACCTTCCTTACGTTGGAACTGGAGCCGGTACTGTACTTTCAACTGGTTCTGAGACTAACTTTGGTACTGTAGTAGCTGGGCATAAGTCTGCCGTAGCAACTGCTCAACAACTCAATAAGACTGAAAGCTACCGCGATACAGCATCTTTTGCTGACATCGTGCGTGGGATGCAGTTGTACGGCCGTAAGATCCTTCGTCCAGAAGCGATCATGACTGCCACTTACAACGTAGCCTAAGTAGCAAACTTAGGGGCCCCTGTAATGGGGGCTCCTTTCCTTATTTTTGGGGTTCTTGAATGGCTACATCTTTTATAAATTTAACTAACCAGCTTCTACGAAGACTCAA